ACTCTTTTTATATAACTTAGCGTTCTTGTATCCCATACTATTATATACTATTAGGATATTTTATTTTTAACAAATTAATGTTTTTTACGGGGCTCGGTTCGGCGCCGTTTGGCCCTTGCTCGGGCCAAGCCAGGCACCTCGGCTCGCATCAATTTACATTTAGAATTAAGGAGAATTCAATGAAATTATTATCTCGGACTATTATATATGAATCCAAATAGTTCCGATAGTTCCGGAGGAGTTGGTAATACTGTAACAACTCCTCCTCTCAAGAAGAAACAAAGCCCTATAGCAATTAGGTGGGGCTTTACTCTTAACAATTACACCGATGATGAAATAGTTCTACTAAATCTTAGGTTTAAGAGTTTAGCAAAATACGCAACTGTAGGAAAAGAAGTTGGCGAAGAAGGGACTCCACATTTACAGGGGTATGTAGAGTTTAAAAAGAAATTAAGGCCTAGGACGGCCATTGGGATCCCGCGTATTCACTGGGGTGATAAAGACGGGAAACCAGCCAGGGGCTCAAGAGAAGACAATGATGAATATTGTACTAAAGACGGAGATGTTATCATTACCTTAGGACACCCTAAACCAATTAAGATTATAACCAAGTTATACAAATGGCAACAAAATATTGTTAACCAATGTCAAACCGAGCCAGATGATAGGATTATAAATTGGTATTGGAGTAAGAACGGGTGTAACGGTAAAACATCGTTGATGAAATACCTTGTTGTTAAATACAAGGCTCTGCCATGCGTGGGTGGTTGTTTCGGCGACATTATGAATATGGCTTTTAATGCCGATTGGGACGAAACAAATATTTGCGTGTTTAATATACCACGAGGGCATCGTGAGAAAGTATCATACAGTAGCATAGAAGCAATTAAAGACGGTATGATCGTAAATACTAAATATGAGACTGGTTATAAGGTTTTTAACTCACCACATATTTTTGTATTTGCTAATTTTCCACCAATTCAAGACCAGTTATCTGCTGATAGATGGAGAATTACTGAATTAGATTAAGCTAATATTTAAGCCAAAATGGACTAAATATTAGTTTATTTCAGTGTCACCCTTAGCAGGGTGAAAGTGTGCCACTGAAAAAACAAATATTGGGTCGCTTACGCTCCAAGCTACGCTCAATATTCGATTGATTAAGCATCCTTAAAGGTTGATATGACTTTACAGGTGACACTGACTTCACTACCATTCTGTCCGGTAGACCCCTCAATACCTACATTAAAGAAATGAAAAAATATCAACTCATTTGATTGACCGCTCTTCGGTTGGTAACTCACCTGAGTATTATAGAAGGCTTTTTTTGGTTGTTCGTGGGTTAATTCAAAGTTCCAAACATTGTTAGTCCTTTCAATAGTGCTGACAACATCTACGCCATCACCTACTTGACTGTTGTAATAGGTGGCAGTTGGCGTGAGTACACGCGTGACATCTTGTATCACTTGGTACTTCCGTTTATTAACATTTAGCATCATAATCTCTGTGCTTTCCATACCCGGGGCGTTGACACCAATTTCCAAGTTATTTTGGTCTACAAATAAATCAGAGCGGGGGACTATTGCTACATCTGAATATTTCCCCATACGCGGTCTAACGCGTATCATCCGACAATAGATTGGACTTCCTTTTCTACGATTGTCATTCCCTACCCTCTGTTGCGGATAAATGATTTGCCAAGTTGATTTACAAGTACTTGGATAAGCAATACTACCCTCAAGGGCATTTTGCGCTAGCGGAGTCATGACTAACGGCTCATTGGCACCCCCCGCGGCCGCGGGTGCGTGAAGTTTTAGTGAATCCATAGGAAAAACATGTTGGTAAGTCGTGCCGTCAACTCCGTAGTAAATAGATGCGTCTGCGCCGCCTAGTTTACCAGTGCCTACGGCGTAACCTAATACTGAAAAATTTGGATTAGACGGATTACCCTTGAATGGTGTCTGTCTTTTAAAGCCAATATCATTCAATATCGCAGAATTGTAATATTTTGATTCCATTTTGCTATTTAACTTCGCTTCTACAATCTCATTAACCGTCTTCTTTTCAGTACTATTTAAGTCCGCAGTCTTCTTAGCCTTCGGCTTAGATTTCTTCGTACTCTTTTTATATAACTTAGCGTTCTTGTATCCCATACTATTATATACTATTAGGATATTTTATTTTTAACAAATTAATGTTTTTTACGGGGCTCGGTTCGGCGCCGTTTGGCCCTTGCTCGG